AATTGTAGAAATCAAACTCACTACCAGCTTGCCTAGCTGTGGTTGCTGGTTCTAATTCTTGAGATGCGTAATAGTCTTTCAAGATTTGATCTTTTTCATCATCTGTTTTTCCAGCTAATAATGGTAGTATTGATGCAAGGGTTATACCACCTTTTATAGTTGGCATTAATCCTCCATAACCACTTGTTAAACCTAATTTACCAAATAAACCTTTTTGAGCTGCAAGTTCAGGAAAACCTCTTAACGCTTGTCCTTTTGCAGTTATACCAAATAAACCTCTATAAATATTACCAGGATTAAACATACCTTTACTAAACAAACCTTTACCTGCACCAAACGATCCACCCATAGCACCTAAACCATATAGTAATGCAGCTTTACCTATTGGTGACTTTGCAATTTTCTTAACACCTCTTACAGCTTTTTTTAATCCTTTTGCTATACCACCTAGTAAGAATGCCTCTCTGTCTAAATTTTCTAATTTCATTATACCACCATCAGCTGCAAACTCAGTGCCTAAAAATCTTGATCCTGCAAGTCTTGGTGTTAGTAAAGATAATGGGTTTACATACTCTGCCACTTCTTCCTCTGTATTATCTTCAATTGGTTTTGGTATAAAAGGTATTGGATCTGGTCTGTTATCTTCACGCATTAAAGGATTGCCATATGCATCTATATTACCTGCAAGTCTTTCTGACATGTAGTCTTGATATTTTTCCTCTAATTCTTCAGAAGTCAAATCATCAAGAGTTGCAAAACTTAATCCTGGTATTTTACCTGCTCTTATAACATCTTCAAAAAATTTTCTATTTCTAGCAGTTGTAAAATTAGAAAATTTTTGTAGAGGATCTTTTAAAAATTTAAAAATACCTAAAGGTGGTGTTTTTACTTTTGGTTCTGTGTCTTTAAATTTTTGTAATTTTTTTATGTTACGTTGTCTAGCAGCCTCAGATCTTATTGTTGCTTCTGCAGCATCTTTATCCATTCCTGCATAGATACTAGCTTTATCAGTTCCAAACATAGCAGCTGCTTGACCTGGACTTATTCCTTTTGATTTTGTTGTTCTACCTTGAACCTTTTGTGCTTTAGCACTTCTATATCCTGATCGTTTACCATCTGTTGATGGTTTAACCAACATACCTCCGTCTTGTAACATCTGTTTCGCTTGTTGTGATCTAGTTATAGCCATTGTACTATCTTATTTTGTTTCTCCAAATAAATCAAGGCTAGGCATTACGACATTTACATCTTGAGCCATGTCCTCTGCCTTGTAACCTTTTGCTTCCCAGTCTTTTCTCTCTTTAAAAAGCTCTCCAGTTTTTTTGTGTCTATACGTTGTTTCTACTTTTGTTGGTTTTATTACTTGCATTACGCTGTTACCTCTCTTGGCTGTATTTCTAATATAGAAGCTATAACGTGTAACTCATTTGCGTCAGCAGCTTGTACTTTTAATACCTCACTCTCCTCCATAACAAGAGGTTGAGTTAAAAGTTCTGTCGTTGCTTTAGATCCTATGGCTTTATCTTTAAACAAATTAAAGATAGTACCACTAGAATTTACTAGAGTTATTGTTATCGTGGTTCCTGATCCAGCGTCCTCGGACACTAGCAATGATTTTATAACAGCAGCTTTGAAACTAGGCACTGTGTATAGTGTAGTTAAATCTGTTGTTGTTAAGTCTACTTTTTTATTTATAAAACTATTTGCCATTAATTTAAAAAGAAGTTTTGCGCTTCTACCTCATCTTTTAGTTCTTCTTGAAATGTTGTATTTAATTTTTCTACAATCGCATCAAGATCTCTTACTTGTGCTTCAGCTGTTCCTAGATCATATTCAGGTGCAGGTCTAGTTAATACTTGTACTATTTTTGCCATTATCTACGTCCATCTGATTGTATGTCTAATCTAAAAGTTCCTAGTCTCCAATCTTGACTAGCCCCTGTGTTTTCAACTTTTAATGCTATGGCTCTTGCTCTTGCACGTGTATCAACTTTTTGAGTAGAAGTTGTAATATCAAATGGTCCAAGAGATGAACTTGCAGCTGAGTCATTTGGAAAATTTCTTAAATTTAATGTAACTCTTGTTGTTCCTGTTTGCGATATAAAGTCAGGTATAAATCTTCTTATTTTCATTAAGAACTCACCATCTCCTCTAAGATCGGCTCCACCAGTTGTTTGTCCTAATGCACTTCTTCTTTGACTTATATCAAAATCTCCAGAAGTTATATTTGCTGTTATAGCTGTGATAGTACCATTTCTATTTTGATCAGTCCCTGTTTCGTGTTCATAGTAGCTTGTTCTACCCTCAGTGTTTCCAACTACGTCAAATGATGTATCTGTATCTGCATCATATTCTAAGGCATGTGGTAACCCAAAGACAGCAGAATCACGCCACATTGTTCTTGCTAAAGAACCAACTGTCCACACTGGCCTTTCTGGTGATGAATCAAAATAATTATATGCAACCATTCTGTTAACAACAGATGATGAAGACTGAGGATAGAACCATATAACTTCACCAAATAAATTATTTAATCCCGCTGATATCATTTGGTTACCAGATTCTAGATTTACATCATCATAAACAAAATCCTCAACTAAACAAGGTAGTGATTCTAGTTTACCAGCGTATCTAAAGAAACCGTTTTCTGACATCCAATACGCAGAACCATCAACCTCAACACAAGCATTTTGTCCTACAAGTCCACAGTTAGTTCCAACTTGAGCAAACGCAAACGTAAATGGTTGACCAACAAAACGTTGTGTGAACAACGCTGTATCAGTCCAAACATAGATCGCATCTCTTCCTCTAATTGCTCCTCTGATCTGTGATCCATCGGCTAGTCTTTGTGTGCCTGCTGTATTGGTTGCTGTAGGTGTATAAGTATTTATATCCTCTTGATCTGAGAACCTAATAAACATATTATCTTGTGTCGTTGGATCTCCTATTGTTGTTTCAGTTCCAAAAAATACTAAGTGTCTATCTGGTGTAGATACTAACATATGTCTTGATGCAGTTGGTGCACCAGATATAATTGTTGCTCTTGTTTCTGTTGCATTTGATAAAGATGAATCCCATTGAAACACAGCACCATCGTGAATTAAACAAATAGCTTTATCGCCAAAATTATCTAATGACCACATACCTGGTTCTAATACTAAGTCACCAGATGCTGCTTCGCCCCATGCAACATAATCTGATGAATTTGTTACTGTGGCTCCATCACTATGGGCTGCCCTTGATGTTCCTCTAACTGCTCTCGTAATACCTGTTAAATTATTTCCAGAAACTCCTGTATAAGATATTTCTTCAGTTCCTACTTGAATAAAATTTGTACCTGAATCAGGGAAGTTAACCGTGCTTGTTAATGTAATTGAGGTTCCTGATCCTCCAGTACCAAACGCATTGTCTCCTAAAGCTCCATTAAGAGTTGTTGTGATAGCACCCGAAGCTTCACCACCCCAAGAACCTAAACCCCAACCAAAACCTTTTGCCTGCACCGCTGGACCAACTGTGTAATATTTTTGCACCCTTATACCACCTGATGTTGTTGCACCAGACCCAGTTTCATTTGAAGGCATTGTTATTGTTGCAGTTATGTTTGTAGGTGTTGTTGCAACCATAAATTTTTTATTATCAAAATCTGATGCACCAAAGTTTGAGTTTGTAATAGTCGTAAAATTATCCATTAACAATATATCACCTGGTGTTAATCCATGCGCACTAGTATAAGTTATGGTTACAGTTGGTGATCCGTTGGTTGTGCTGAATGCGTTTGTTAAGGTAGTGGTGGATTGTATAGGATGTATGTCGTAAAATACACCACCAGAAAAAGCATATAATATTCTATTTGTTCCTATGATTGCATATTTTCTAGATAAACTATTAATAAAATGATGTAGTCCTCGACCTGCTCCAGTCAATTCGTTTTCGTTTAATGTGCCTAATTGATTCCAACCACCCATTTTTTCAGGTATTTGATATCTAAATCTAACATTATCACAGTCCACCCACTGTCCCTCTGCTCCTGTGGGAGTTATTTGTTTATTAATACCTGCTTGAAACCCTATTTTTTGTAACATATAAAACCTTTGTTTTATTGTATATTATACAATAAATATATTTTCTAGTAAAAATTATAGGCTAAACTTATCCTGAAATCCTTGTCTTTTTGCTTATCAACACAATGTGGAAGGTAGCTCCTAAATACAACTAACCTACCAGGTATTGGTTTATACCTCACAGGGCAGTTTATTCCAAGAAAATTTTTATGACCAATATTTCTAAAATCAGTAGCTGGAGACTTTATTATTAGATCACTAGATTTTTTACTGCTTTTTAAAAAATATACACAAGAAAGCACACTATTATAATGTTCGTGATACTCTTGAAAATCATCTCGTTTATATACGTTAAACCAAGAATCCATAGAATTAATTTCATACATCATGCCTGTTTCTTTTATATATTCTCTAATTTTATCTAATATCCATTTATTTAAAGAATTAAATTTTTTGTTCTTGTGCACTTCATGAAAACCATCACTAGTATTATATGTCGTATCAGATATCCAACTACTACCCCCTTTTTTAGTTTTTTTCATTAGAGATAGACACTCTTTAACTAATCGAGTTTGTATAAAAGAATGGTTAGGGTTATCATAATAACCTATTTGAGTTGGCCACCAATTTTCAATCATTAAATGTAAACCATCCTGTAGCCACGTATTTTTTATGTTTAAGACTAACTTGTCCCTTATGTGTATGAGTCCAATCAGTTGGCCATATTAAAGTTAAACCTTTTTTGGCTGGCGCTGTTATTTTTTGATATTTAAAAATAGTGCCTCCATCTGAAACATCATTTAAATATGTCATAAATACTAAAATTCTATTTGCGTTTACTAATCCACTTCTTTCGAAATGAAACACCTTATACCCTCCACCTTTTTTATATCCTTGCAAATTAAAATAACCATTTACATTAAAACGATCTACGTAATTTAGCTCTTTATATTTTTCTAAATATTGATTTAAACATTTTTGTAACTCTTCCCTATATTTTTTTATCAATTTATTTTTATTATTTGGTTGTATTATCATGTCTACAGAATCTTTTATCTTATCATCAACCACAATTTTACCTCTCATTCCAAAATAACCTGCTGTTTTATCTGAACTGTTTTTATAAAATTTTATTAAATCATCACATAATTTTTTATTTATGTGCCAACCTCCAATAAAACTATCGTGTGGAAAATATTCTTCTTTCATAATTTAATAATGTGCATAAGATAAAATAATTCGAGGAGTTAAACCAATTGCTTTGTGTGTCATTCTAGGTGGTATTATTAATAAATCTCCTGGATTTAATTCAAACATACCAACATCTAATTTATAAATAATTTTACCTTTAATATTTAGTATGTGAACTTTATAATTATCGGTATGAGTAATGCTCGACGTTCCAGAAGTTAAAGAAAAAAATATATCCATATCGTTCTTTACGTTATGTGGGTTTAGTTTTTCTTGTAAATAATCATATATGGGTTTAAACTCAGGTGTGTTTCCTACTCCTCTAATTTGAAAAATAGATTGTAGAATATATACATCAATATAATTACTTCTTATTCTACTATCCAAGTTGTACCTATCTAGAAATGAAGAAAGTTTATTAAAATCAAACTCATCTTCGTTAATTTTTATAAAATTTTTATATAATAATTTTTCTTTCATATTGCACTATACATCATTATTTACTTTAATCCAACACATATTATTTTGATCAATATTTTGTTTATCTTCTTTATCTATAACTGTTAACGACCAGTTATATTTTTTTGTTATTTCTTTTGCTTTATTAAAACCAGAGTTATAACTTTTTAATCCGTCAATAAAAATATATCCATTATGTTTTACATATTTACTTGACCACTTTAATAATTTTTCAACGTATTCTTTATTTCTTTTAAAATCAGAAAATACACAATCAACTTTTTGATTTAAAAAAATATTATTAAAATTAATATCTTCATTTATTGTTATCATTCTATTACCTAATTTATGTTTTTTTATTAAATCATTTAAAAAATTTTTATAATCATTAAAGTTTTTAAAGTGACTACCATTGTCATAAGTTATACACAAACCTTTGTTGTTTTCTTTCATAGCAACGGTAACAGCTAATGAAGTACAAGCTAAACCTGTACCAAATTCTACAAATAAATTATATTGTTGCATTTTAGTTAATGCGTAAAAAAACAAAGCGCTATCTTTAGTATTATATACGTTTCCATATTTGTTTAAATGGTTCAATAATTTTTTCATATTAAGCTTTTAAAACAATATTCCCTGCAATAGATATTCTAGTTTTAGTAGTATTATGAAATGGATAAACAATGTGTTGTAATAAAGATGGAAATAAAACTACGGTTCCTTCATCTTTTTTATCTAGATAAATTATGTTAGATAAATTTCTACCTATTATAGAATTATAATTAAATTCAAATATAGATTTTGAAGGCAACCTCATCCAAATATTATAAGATAAAACTCCATCATGTTCATGCATTGGAATATACTCACCTTTTTTTTGATAATTTATCCACGGTTTTTGAAACTCTATAGGGAGGTTTTTATTTAATATTTTAATACCTTTTAAATAATTTGGATATTGTTTATTATAATAATCTACTACAGTAGACATAAAATTTTGTATTTTATCTAAATTATTTTTTACATAATAATGTTTTGCAACACCTGGCTCGGTGAGCCCAGAAAAAAATTCTTTTTTGTTTTTTATATTTAAACATTCTTTTAATGCAGATGTATAAATATCTTTTGGTAATTTGGTTTTTATCAAACCATAATTAGGTAGTAGTATCTTCTCCATGATATAGTAAGCCGTGTAGCAAATTAGAATTAAAAGCTATAACGGTTTTTCGTTTATTTGTTTTGTTAATTGCAGATCTGTGTGGTATGTAAGCCGGAAAAGTTAATATATCTCCCTCTGAAATTTTAGGTGTTTTTTTATTTAACAATTCTGTTTTAGCACTAACATCAGGTAACTCTAAATAATACACGTTTGCAAGTTGATGACCTGCATGATTGTGCCAATCATGTTCACTTCCTTTTTTATATTGTTGAAACCAGCCATTTGTTATTTCCCACCGATGACAGTTAAAGTCCTCTGCTAAAGATTGCATATGCTCGCCAATATTTTCGTAAAACAAATCTAAATATTTTCTAGTATAATCTCTTGGTAAATACCAATCTGTATTATAAATAGACTCTTCTGTAGATTTAGGTATTTCGTTTATTAACTTTAAAAAAGTTTTTTTTAATTGTTTATGTTTTTTAAAAGGCTTGACAATTATATCCATTTAATTATTTCTCCAAAATTCCATTCCAGAATATTTATTTAAAATTTTATCAATTACTTTTAATTTTTGTTTACGTATTTTATCTGTTGTAATTGTATGTAAAGGACCACCGTATACAGAGTCATCGTATTCTAAATTATTTACTTTTAATTGTTTTAAATTTTTATAATAATGTTTTTTATAAAAAGGTATTTCTAAAAAATTATATATATCTTTTAAGTATTTTTTAGGATTAGATACTAAATCATTGTACTCAAATATTTTATAATTTTTGTTGTTTACGTTATTTAAAAGATATCTTATTTGATATAACCCTCTATCAATGGGGTGATGTTCTTTCATTAAAATATGACATTTTTGTTCTACTTCGTCTCTCCATGTTTCACTTTTAATTAATTCATTAAAAGATTTGTTAAGATAAAAATTAATATTATCATTAGCTAAATTTATAAAAGACATTAAGATTTCTGAAATATCTCTAACCAATACTATTATTTTAATATCGTTGTCTAAATACTTATTTAACATTTCAAAATTATATTCAGTTCCCCAAGGACCCCTATCTATTATGTATTTAGTTTTTGAATATTTATAATAATTTTTAAAAACATTTTTATTAATATTGTCTAAAGATTTCTCATCTGGAAAGTTTTGATATGTATTTATTCTTTTAATTTCTTCTACCCTATAAAATATTTCAGGGACAACACTATCTCCTGTTGCTGTAATATCTGGATTTTGATTTAACAAAGAAGATAACAGTGTATTACCTGATCTAGGTAAACCCGTAATAAAAAAATATTTTTTATTCATCAATTAACTTTTTTAATTTAATTCTTAGCTCTGTTATTTTAGACATAAAATGTTCATTTAATTTTTTTAAAGTTTCTATAACAAGATCTTGTTTTTCTATTCTTTCTTTTAATTCTTTATTTATCATTAACTCAGAATTTTTTACACCTTTCATCTCTGATAAACTGTCTTCTAATTCTTTTATTTTTTTTTCTAAATTTTCTATTTTTTGTTGGTTAACATTTAAACCATAAGTTTCTGCTATTACTCTATGATCTGACATTATTTTTCTTCTTTTCTTTTTGTGTATTGAATCATTCCTTTAGCTAAATCTGAAGGTAAACCCAAATGATCTCTAGTATCATATAAATTATTTTTTTTAGGATCTTTGTCTAAAAAATTGTAATGAAAAAAAACTTGATAACAAATATCTCCATTAAATTTATTTCTCCAGTGTTTTAAAAGATTACCTTTGTATATAAGCATATCTCCAGGCGATAAAATTATTTTATGTGTTTTAGATTTATCTTGCAAAAATATAGGCCATTCATCTCCTCCTAAATTTAAAGTTGTTGAAAACTCACAACTAAGTCTATCTATGTGTTTAGGCAATACTGCTCCTTTTTCATATATTCTTAAATAAGAGTATGTTGGAAATATTTCTTTTTTAATTTGTTTTTGTAAGATAGGTATTAACTCTACTAATAAAACTTCCATTAATATATCACCATAACAACAATAAACATCTTTTACTTGAGTATCTCCAAACTCTCCCCACTCTTTTGCATAAGGAGATATGTAATTAACTTTTTTAAAAGTTTTTAAAACCTCTTTTTTTAAATATAAATATCTACAAGAAACATATTGTAACTCTTTAGAAATAACATTTTTTAAAACTTTAAAATTATTTTTCATTTAAACGAAGGCCCCAAATTCCACATTACCAAAGAATATCTTGTTCCTTTTTTTACTGGTTTAACTCTGTGCCAAACAAAACTAGGAAATACAACTATAGATCCTTTAGCTTTTATCTCTTTACATTTTAATATTCTTTTCTTTTTTATATTGCCACAATCAAATTCTAAATCACCACCTTCATATTCTGATGAGTCACTTAACGAAACAGTTACAGATAGTTTTCTATTCTTATTATGTTTTTTAACATCATCCGGCATGTTGTAAGGATTATTCCAACTATCTATATGCCAATCATAAAATTGGTTTTTTGAATATTTAGTAAATTGACAAGACTCTGTAAAATCCCAATCATAATTCCACCCTGCGTTTTTGTTAGCCAAATTAATAAAAGGAATTATTTCTCTATATATCCATCTATCATTTAACCAAACTATATTAGAGTTTCTTGTTTTTTTAAAATCTTTTACCTTATCTTCTTCTGCTCCAATAGTTCCTAACATTGGTTTTTTTTCTAAACCAAGTTTTATAACCGCATCACAAAATTTATTTGACACAGCTTTTTTAAAAAACCAATAATGATAATTTAGATTCACTTCTTAACAACTCCTAAATTAAACGATATAGATATTCTGTCTTTTTTACTTTTATTGACTTGAACATAATGTTCCAACCAACTAGGAAATATGTATAACATGTTTTCTTTTGCATTCAAGTAGTTTAATGTTGAGGTTTCAAAACTAAGTTTATTCCAAAACTCATCTTTCCAATCATTTTCTGTATGACTACAGGGGTGACGTAAAATAATATTGCCACAATCTTTTGGTGTTTGCACATAAAAGACACCTGAAAAAAAAGAATTAGGATGAACGTGAACAACATTGTATCCACCTTTGGGATTAATATTTATCCACATATTTTTTAAATTTATTGTGTATTTTTCAGAACCATTTAAAGCATAAAATATTTTTGAACCCACTTCACATATTTTGTTAGCTAAGTTTGATAAAGGATTTGGAAAAAATAACTCAGTTGATTGCCAACCATCTTTGTTAGATACATTTCTACCAGGATCAGATTTTTTTAAATCATAACAATACTTCTTTATTTTTTTAATATCTAAATTAAGTTTCGTTTCGGAACACGGCACTGAAAACATTCTATTTATTAATATACTCATTTTAAAAATAATTAAAATTTATAACAATTCTACTTTTACAATTTGTTGTATTTGTGCTTGAATGTGTTTCGTTACTGTTAAATAAAACAATCCTATTCTCAACAGAATTAATTTTTTTATTTTTAAATAAAGTATATCCATCGTTTGTATTGACATAATAAATAGCAGCTTTACATTTAAAATCTTGGTCTTTATGTTTTTTATAAGTTACTTGTTTATGAGACATAACATTTAAATTAGCTTTTATTCTTACCAAAGCGTGAGGATTTAATTTATTTAATAAAGACTCTATACAACTAAAATAGTTTGAATTAATTTGATTATCTGCGTAAAAAATGTGAGTAAATTGAAAATCAAATAAATCTTTAGATCCCTTAATTTTACTGTGATTAAAAAACCATGGAAAAGTATTAGACATTAAAATATCTTTTAAAATAGCATGGTCTCCTTCATCTAAAAAATTATCTATAATTTTCATTGCACTACAAAATTAATTACACATCTAGTTTGAGTATCTGTTTGAGTAACACCATAATGTGTAGTGTCTCCAGAAAAAATAATTAATTGATTCTCCTCTTGCATAATTTTAGTAAACTTGTTTGTTTTTTTATTTAACACGTTAGTATAACCATTACATTTATTTACATGATAAACAGCTGTCATATAATATTTAGTAGCATCAGCCATATCTTGATGTTTACCATGTTTTATATGTTTACTTTGATTAGTATAAAGATTTGCCTTACATCTTGCTACATGTGTATATGGAAATATCTTGTGTATTTTTTCATAACAAATATTTAAATGTTTATCATATGAACTTAAAACTTTATTATTTTCTTTGAAAATATGCACAAACATGAATTGACCATGTGCTTTTAGGCTTGGTGGCCAAATATTATTTGGATTAAAATACCATGGAAAAGCAGATTTCTTTTCACACATTAATTCTTTAATTGTATTAAAATTTTCTTTAGGTAAAAAATTTTTTATGACTTTCATGAAAGTGTTTATAACACAACACTAAAAGTATGCAAATTAATTAAGACCAAGAACTGGTGCTAGGGTTCCAAATTTGATTTGTTATCGAAGAGTTCCAACCTTGTGCAATCCATCTTTGATTATCATCATCCCACAAAACATCATACAAAGAATCGTCAGGATTAGTTGGTTTTACAATTGGAGGTTGCCAATCAAAATTGGAGTCAAGTGTCCAAGATTCAAAAGGTTTAGGTTCTATAAATACATCATTTTCTGAATCGTATGTAAAACCTGTAGATGGAAATTGTTTTCTTGTACCATCTTTAAAAGCTTGTTTCCAAGGTCCTGGTCCAAAAGTTGTTGCGTATATTTCTCCTTCAACATGTTTAGGATTGTCTTTTAAGAGTCCTCCACCACTTGGAATTTGAACATCCTCTGCCACAGCTATTACTTGTAACACGACATTATTTGAATCTAATTGTGCAAAATGTAAATACATGATTATGTTACTATAATTGTTCCAGAAACATTAAACGTGGCTATATTATCTCCTCCTGTTGATCCTGTGGTATTTGTGCCCGGAGCTACAGTAAAAGTTCTTTCACTTGGTCCTCTAACAATAATTATTCCAGAACCACCTGATCCGCCTCCATTGTATCCTCCTCCGCCGCCTCCGCCAGAGTTTGCTGGTGAACTACCACCTGTTCCGTTAGATCCTGATGCACCGCCGCCGCTTCCGCCGCCGCCTGCTTGACCTCCACTTCGGCAGCCTCCACCGCCTCCGCCAGCTCTAGTTGTTGCAGATCCATTAATACTATTTGATGTTCCATTTCCACCAGTTCCACAATTGTTTGATCCAGCAGCTTGACCGGCTTGACCAGCTCCACCGCCGCCTCCGCCACATCTAGCTGGTGGCGTTGGGTTACCATCACCGCCATCGTTTCCTTCTGGTGGAGAAAAACCTCCTGCATTTCCTTCACCGGCAGCTCTAATTACTCCACCGCCGCCTCCGCCACCTGATGCCGATCCACCAGGTTGACCTGTTTGATTATCTCTTGATCCTCTTCCACCAGCTGTTGATGTAATATTGCCTCCAAAGTGATTTAAAACTGAATCATTACCTCTTCCTGCTTGTCCGCCTCCATCACCAATTGTAACGTTATATTGTGTTCCACTTTCAAATTCTATTTGTGTGCCACCTGGAAAAGAACTTCTGTGACCACCTGCTCCGCCGCCACTTGAATTGTCATCTCCGCCACCGCCACCTCCAGCGACAACTAAATAATCTATTGCAAATTTAGGCTTTGAAGTACCTCCGCCAAATCCTAATATTTGATAGCCAAAAGATTTAGTTTTGGGTCTAGTTTGTTTTTTTTCCTGACCCTTTGCTTTTTCTATAAAAATTTGTTTCATAACTAACTCCTATTAAACGTCGTTAGCAGCGTCAGTAGTAAAGAATAATTTAATTCCCAATAGTTTTGCATCAGCAGTTAAACTATCCTCTGATACATCTCTCTGTATTTGAAAGAATACCTGTTCATCTGTGCTAGGTGAACCTGCAATAGTCACTGCTCCACTTTCTGCTGTAACGTCTAAATCATTTGCTGTTCCACTGTGAGCTTTTGCTGTTGGTGCAACTGCAGTTCCAAACGCTGTATTGATGCTATCATCATCTGCAATAGCTACACCGCTTAACGCCCAAGATGTAGTTCCTGTATTTGTTGAATCTGCTGTAAAAAATGCTTGAAAAGTAACTGTGCCTTCGTTCCATGATTTAGGAAATGCAACAGCAAATTGTGCGAACTCATCTGAGTCTTTGTCAAAATCTAGTGTTTTAATTTCAGGTCCATTTGATAATTCTACTTGTGCTAAATCTGCACAACCATTTGTTGAATTAGGGTACATTGATTGTGCTGGAACCCAAATAGTTTCTTTTCCAGCAATTTTAATAGCTGCTGTGTTATCTCCTGCATCCACAGCTTGAGCAACTCCAGATCCATTTGGAGATATTGTTATGTTTCCATTTGACCCATCTGTAATTGTAATATTACCAGAGTTTGATCCTGAGTTAGTATCTAAAACAAGATCATGAGCACCGTCTGTTGTTAAAGTTGCAGCTGCTGCCCCTGTTCCAATTCTAGTTTCTCCAGAACCTTTTGGTTTAATATGAACATCAACGTTAGTCTCTCCACTTGCACCTAAAATTGGTGGATTACCTGTTGCAGCATTAGTTACTTCTAACTCATTTACCGCAGAGGCTGTTGTTTGAAATATAATTTGTTCATTTCCATTTGCATCTGCTATGAAACCTGCATCTGCAATTTTTGGAGCTGTTAAAGTTTTATTTGTTAAAGTTTGTGATCCAGTAAGTGTTACATCACCCATTCCAATGTCAACGATGTCTGGATTTGTTCCATCATTTGCAGCAGCAAAAACAATTTTAGTTGTTGCAGGTGCAACTGCTACACTGTCACCGGATCCTGAAACATATTTAAATGTTACGTTTTGAGATCCACTTGTAGAATTTTTTAAAAAGTAAAAAGTTTGAACATCAATAGGTATAGTTACATTTCTTCCAGCAGTTAATGATCCTGTAAACTCAATCATTCTGTGTGCAAGAGTTGCACCAGTT